AACTTTCGTAAGTAAGGCTCGTGGCAGATGTCAGTCTAATACGATTACCACTGTTGATGTGTTCAAGTTCTTAGAGAGTGGTCAAAATAACATCATGGTGAAGATTACAGGAGAGGTGACGGGGCAAACCTCCCCTGCGTTAGTATATTCGATTACGTTGTCTGCGCTCTTCCTTTCAATATCAGAATTTAACTGGTGGAAAGCCTATCAAGGTGATATTGTATTACCTTGCTACATCAGCGGTAACATCAGTAAGACACTACACGTGAAGATTACAGGTGAAGGTTACGAACAGACGTATGAGCGTCAGTTCGGTACCGCAACTTATACCTCGTCGCCAGTGGCATATACCGTGCCATTTACGAATAAGACGGGGCTCTTCCACCTGTCTGCTTGGTTGTCAAATGAAGATAATACGGTCCAGACTACTCCAGTAGGTTACGACTTTATGGCGGTGGCAAACAACGAAGCTGTGAAGATGGTTGTCGTGAACAATAAGGCAGAGAAACTTCTTAACTGGTACGAGAATAAGGTACTGGAATATGCAGTATATGACGGCAAGGCGGTAACGACACCGCTGTCTATCTTGATGAAGAAGGATAACGAGGTGCTGCAAGAGAATGTGTCAGGAAATACACTGACACAAACCAAGATGCAATATACCTTATCTCTTGAAGTCGAGACAATCGATAACTCTGACTTTACAGCGTTAATCGGATTCAGAACTCACCCAACAGACGAGGTGCGTTTGCGTGATGCAATTTCATTCCCTGTGGATAACTCACAAGGTTACTCTGCAACAGCTGGAGCGGTGTTCTATTTCAACGCTAAAAACAGAAACAACACCGATGCCGACCGCAATATCCTCCGCAATCTTATCAACTCAGATCATATCGGTTCTGAGTGGCAGAACGTAGCCTTCTCACGTGACGGCTGGGTGACGGATGATGAGGGCGCACGCACATTGCGCTTGCTCGCTGGTTCACGCCTTACTATTGATTACAAGCCATTCGCCAAGGAGGCAGCACAGAGTGGTAAAACAATCGAAATTGACTATCAGATTAATAATACGTCTGATTACAATGCAGAGTGTATCTCGATAGCTATGCCTTACCAGAAGGGTTATATCGGTCTGAAGGTGAAGCCTTCTTCTATTATGTTCGCAACTCGTAGTGAGCGTAATGCTGATGTGCAGGCGATGAGTACAGATGATGGCGTGCGTATTCGCCTTGCACTCGTAATCTCTCCTAAGAAGTACACCTACGTCTTGAATGGAAATACCTATTACCTTAACCTCGTGTACCTCTATATTGACGGCATCGAAGCTCGTAAGTTCGCCTACTTGCTTACCGATTCTATGCAGATAGGCTCAGGCGGTGACATTGTTATTGGCTCGGATAAGGCGGATGTTGACCTCTATTCTATTCGTATATATGACAGCGCAATGGATGCAGCAAACGTGCATCAAGACTATATCAATGCCTTGTCGACCGTAGGTGAGAAGAGTGCGGAGAAATTGGATAACGACATCTATGATACACTCGGTACCACGGTTGACTTTGACAAAGTACGTGGCAAGGTCAATGTGTTTACTTTTGATAAGCCACTCCCAGCGTATGAATATGGTAAATCATACAAGCCTAAAGGCACGCTGGAGATATATCCGAAAGACGGTAATACGAATCTTAACCGTTTGACGATTACCAATCTTCAGTTGCAAGGTCAAGGAACCTCCTCTATGCTCTACTACCTATGGAATTGGAAGGCAAAAGTAGCTAAAGATACTACTATCGTATATGAGGACGGACTAACGGAACAGAAGAAATTTGAGCTGTTCAAAAACCTGCCTAAAATCTCTAAGCTGACAGGAAAGAAGAATATAGCGTCTTCAATGCAATACCACAAGATGGGCTCTGTAAATTCATTTACCGACCTATGGAAAGCGGTAGGCTTAACTAACGAGGGTATCGAACAGAACAGCGAAGCAAGAGTATCTATCTATCAAGAGACCTTCGTAGGCTTCGAGAAGCAGACAGCAGAAGACGGTACTGTTACATACAAGTTTGTCGGTTTGTTCACCATCGGTCCTGATAAAGGCGATGCTGCAACCTTTGGATATGACAAGGATTTGTTCCCAGACCTCTTATCAATCGAAGGCTCTGATAACTCTCCACGCTTGACACTCTTTCAAGTCCCTTGGGACAAACGACGCATTCGTTATAACACAGAGGAGGAAGCATATCAGTACCAAGTCTCAGAACTCTCTTGGGAGAATTGTTGGGACTTAGACTATGCCGACCTCCCTGCTGATGATAAGACTACAGCAGATAATGAGACACGACAGCGTGCAGAGCAGCTCGTAGAGTCGTATATCACAGCTTATAATATCATCTATTCGTGCAATACATTCATTGAGCCTTTCAATGGAACGCTTGACGAGTTGAACGCTGATCCACATTCAACACATATAGAGTATTGGATAGCAAAGGATGGTGATCCAAACCAATACAACCTATACTATTACGATAGCTTGTATAAGAAGTTCTGTCCATCGACGCTCGACAGCGGTGTGTCGGTGGTTAATCTTCGCCAGCAGTTAGTTGGCGACAAGTATGGATTAACCGAGACGATATTCAACTCAGTTAGTGACGCAGCCCAGCTCAATGAGTTATTCAAGTCCGCACGTATTCAGAAGCTCCGTGCTGAGCAGCCACAGGACTGGGACATCATGGACCTACTTTTTCATCAATTATACGTAGAGTTGAAGGCAGCAACTGATAATTGTGCAAAGAATACATACCCGTACAACTTTAATAAAGAATAAACATGGCAAAGAGTAAATGGAAGTTTCGCCAGGATGACCTTGATACAATCCTGACGGTAATCAACCAAGGTTTAATGAAGAAACCCTACTGGGTAGAGTTTCACGACACCTATGCTGACGGAACGCCAGTATGGAATGGTGAGAAGTCCGTGTTGTGGAACTTAATGGAACAAGCGTACCCAGAGGAGCGTGCGCAAATGATGAGACGAATGATGTCTAAGATGGAGGAACTGGGAGGACTTCAAAAGGGTACGCATCAGCAGAAACTCTTTGCATACTTCGAAAGGTATTACTTCTCAGTAATTGATAATTTCTCATCTATGCTCTATAATGAAGATGGCAAGCTGTACGAGAAGATGAAGCTTGCCATGCTGCAAGGTACATATACGAATGACACTGACCCACTTGGTCAGTCGCTCGGTGACGGTAAGTCACCTGAAGTAGCGTGGGTAAAGAAGCGTATTCAGTACTTGATGTCCAAGTATTCCTTCGGTGACTATGATGCCAAGACTGCGGAAGGGGCTATCACCGTACGTACATCTGCTCAGGCTGATGCTACAACAAACTCAATCGTTCTGCGCCTAACACCTGCAATGAAGTTATATCCAACCATTGCGTACGGTACCACAATCATGCGTGGTGCTCGTACAGATGCAGGTAAGCCTTGCGAGATAGTCGTAGATATAAACGGTACTTCTGATCAGCAGCTCTCTGTCAAGTCTGCTGACTACCTGCTCGATATAGGCGATTGGAGTTCGTATGTAATTAACGGTGCGCTTTCAATCATTGGCAAGCGACTCAAGCGATTGAAACTGGGTGATGAGAACGAGCAGAATGTGAAGATACTTATATCTTCTCTTACACTCGGTAATACATCTTCATTAGAGGAGATTGATGTGCAGAATATATCCACGCTCGGAGGTTCTCTTGATATGCGTGCTAATTATCGTTTGCGCAAGTTCCTCGCTGGTGGTTCTTCACTCTCGGAGGCACACTTTGCGGATGGTGCTGCGCTTGAAGAAGTCGACTACCCAGCTTCGACCTCATACGTCGAACTGAAAAACCTCGACAAACTCACGAATGAAAAGTGTAATACAGAAGCCTGCGCTCCTAACGTTATGAGTTACTTCGTCAGTGGTTGTGACAATCTCCAGCCTGTCAAGCAGCTCATCGATATCATGGATGCGCAGGTAGGACAAGTCCCTCACTCTCTGCGCTACGTTCGCTGTGTGGGCTTCAATGAGACTTTCACGGATGGACGAGCATTCGATAAACTTTCCCAGTTGGTAGACGGCACATATCAAGGAATCGATGCAGAAGGGCAATACGGCAACGACCCTTATCCAGTGCTTGATGGTACAAGAAACCTCACCACAGGTGCAGATCGTGATACCTACGATGCTTTGATGACCCACTATCCAAAACTTAAATTGAACATCGCTAAGTGG